ATGGACACTTCGTGTCCATTAAAATTTGAGCCCCTTCTGCATGGCAAGAAGAATCAGCAACAGAATCATTGCACCGAGAAGCAGGGTCCGACCAGTTTGTACATCGTCTGGGAAGTCTGCTGGGGAAACATAGTTTTTGGCGTCGCCGATGATAATCTCGCGTCCGAAAGTCGTCGACCCGTCGTCAAACTGGTACTTGCGCGCTGGATAAAGAAAGGATGTCGCTGGATTGACACCACCCGTCTTGAGATACATGTTCCCTGCGTCGTCGAGTGTGAGTTTATTGAAGTGATCTGTGGGAACACCTGTTCTGGGATTAAACTCGAGCATCGCGGGGGACTCGGGTCTCTCTGGACCAGACTCGAGCGTACCCTTGTATCCACCGTTGTATGAAACACCAAACGTATCAGTCAACGTGTATGGGTTGATGCGATTCATACTCATGTCGTCATTCAGGAGTAGGCTCGTCATTATCTAGTGTTGACTTAGATTTTATTACGCCGTCACGCCTAGACCGCAGAGTCTGCCTGCTTGTCCGGGAAGGACTCGGCGTACCGCCTCTCCTGAACTTTCACCTTGTGTTTTTCCCACATCTCATCAAGGTCGATATTCAACATGTGTGCCAACTGAAAGAGGTATGAAAACACATCACCCATCTCAGTCGACACGTCTGTTCCTCGATCCTTTTTGAGTCCCGTTTTCCTGAAATGACGCTGGTACTGTCGAATGGCTGACGCGAGTTCACCAATCTCCTCTGTGAATAAGAGCCACACCGTGCTTACTGGGGCTTTGTCCCAGCCCTTGGAACGGCAGAGCTCGAAGGTTTCATTTCGATACCTATTCATCGTGGTTTTTTAGCGCCCAGACCTCTTAAGTCTATACCACAGGAAGAGGAACACGATGAGCAACGCAGAGATTTCGATGGTACACCGAAACTTTTCAGACTCAATGTCCGACATGTTGCGTCGGCTGGACACAGTGGAACTCACCAGGCGAGATGAGCGGTCCACGATGTAAAAAAGCAGGACACCAACGAGAAGTTCCTCGAACCGTTTCATCTATTTTCTACGCAGATAAAAATGGACTTTGAGGATTCCCAGTGGCGTAAAAACCTACCCGTCGTGGCTGTCACGCTCGCTATCGTCGCCCTGACCTTTCAGGTGTTTGTCCTGTACCCATGGCACATCCAGCTGTCGAGACAAATTTCTCGCCTCACATAAGGGATGTCACTCGCACACGTGCTTGCAATGTCGATTGCTGAAACATTTGGCAACGTTCACCTCAAGAACTATGCAGCCAGCAACAGCCATCACAACCTGTTCTGTGGCGTCGCTGGGTACTGTGGGGTGTTGTATTTTTTGGTTCGAAGCTTTGCGCTCGGTGGGTCGCTTCTCTGGGTCTCAGCAATGTGGGAAGGTATGATCACAGTGCTGGGAGCAGGGTTTGCTATTTTTGTACTCGGTGAACGATTCAGTCACCCCATTCAGTACTTTGGTATTTTCCTTGCCTTTGTTGCGATGATACTTGTTCATCTCGGTGATGATATAATGGCTAAGCTGTAGTTCTACCAGCGTTTATATTCATAGTGGTCCGAGGGACTGCATTTGCCCCTTGGTTCATGGCACCGAGTCCGTTTGCAGCCGTTGGGGCACCCGGTGGCGCTGCGCTGAGGTTCGCTCCGTTCCGGCGATTCTTGAGCACGTAGATGACGACACCGATGATGATCATCGCAAGGACGATACCACCGACGATGAGACCAATGCTCAGACCTGAGGACGTAACAGAAGTGTTTGATGTTGGCGTGCTCATTTAAATGGGACGGCAAACTTATTGTTAGCTGGCATTTTATTTCCGTGTGTTGTCGTGCTTATGGGCATCGCCAGAGGGACAGGGTTACGCGTCACATAATCAATATATGAAAGCTGCTGAAGAACACCAGTCTGAATGGTCTTTGTCGCCTCCTGGACGACAAGGTCATTCATGAGTGCCACTTGTGAGCTTACACCAGAGTACGGATCCGCGACGGCGTGATTGTACACACGAACCATGAGAGCCTGCAGGTCACCATCGCTCTGACGATCGATGTTCATGCCAGTTTTCGAACTGACATTCTTGACAATGGTGCCGTGCAGATACTCGATGTTGAAGCGAGACAGAAACGCCTCGCTCACTGGCGTCTTGGGGGGCATATAGTTCGCCATTACGATTCACCGAGATAAAAAATCCATTGGAGTATGTGATTCGGTGTGAAAGAAATTCTCATGATAATACCAGACCAGAATGGGGTTTATATATTTAATAAAAAACACCATAAATTCTAAATGTTACGTAGGTCAGACTATACAAAAAAATGTAAAAAATAGATGGAGAGCTCATAAAAATTTACACGGGACCATTCTGTATGATGCGTTTGCAAAACATGGTATAGACAATTTTGAATTTTCAGTTATTTCCGAGTTTCCGAATGATCAACTCGACGAGAGGGAAATTACTGAAATTCAAGAAAGAAACTCAATATCACCAAATGGTTATAACTTGGAAGCTGGTGGAAATACAAATAAAAATGTTCATATTGAATCCAGGTCTAGAATGAGAGAAGCTAAACTTGGAGAGAAAAACTTCAATTTTGGAAAACCACGTACGACGGAAACCAGAACTAGAATTGGACTGGCTCATGTAGGACTAACACATACAGAAGAAACGAAGGCGCTTATAAGTTCAAAGAAAAAGGGAACCCAAGTCGGGGAGAATAACCCATTCTTCAATAGAACACATACACCCGAGACGAAAGCCAAGATCGGTATTGCAGTCGACAAGTATACAAAAGACGGTGAATTATTGGAAACATTCACGACCGTCACATTTGCGGCACAGTCGGCGGGTGTCGACCGGAAGAACGTGTCGGCATGCCTCGTCGGTAAGCAGAAGACTGCAGGAGGTTTCGTATGGAAGTACGCTCTTAGAGAAATGTCGGGTATATAATACAAATGAAGGTCGTCAAGAGGTCGGGTGACCCTACTGAGATGCTGTTCGACAAGGTGACCAAACGTCTTCAGAAGTTGAATCAGGCACCTGAGTTTGAGCCTCTGGTCGGTGTCCACCCAGACAAGGTGGCTCAGAAGGTTTTTTCATCCATGTACGACGGAATCTCCACAGCTGATATTGACAATCTCACGGCTGAGGTGGCTATCGGGATGATCACTGAGGACCCAGACTATGAGACCCTTGCCATGCGGGTGACTGTGTCGAACCTTCAGAAGAATTGTCCAAAGAAATTCAGCGAAGCCATGACTCATCTCAACCTCAAGGGGGTGGTGTCCAATGAGGGAATATCCTTCATCACTCCCGAAGTGGACTCATGGATCGTCCCCGAGCGCGACTACCTCTTTGGGTATTTCGGCATCAAAACGCTTCAAAAGGGATATCTAAACATTGGAGAAACGCCCCAATACCTTTTCATGCGCGTTGCTCTTTGGGTTCATGCGACTGACTACTCACGCGTCAAGGAAACGTATGACCTCATGTCCCAAAAGTTCTTCACGCACGCGACTCCTACTCTTTTTAATAGCCTCTCCAACAATGCACAGGGCAGCTCCTGTTTCCTAGTAGCTATGAAGGATGACAGCATCGAGGGCATCTACGAGACGCTCAAGGAGTGTGCCCACATCTCCAAGTGGTCTGGTGGTATCGGCATCCACTGTTCGAACATCCGTGCAAATGGAACGCCAATCAAGGGGACGAATGGAGTCGCTGACGGTATTGTGCCTATGCTCCGTGTGTTCAACAACACGGCTCGGTACGTCAACCAGGGTGGTGGCAAACGCAAGGGGTCGTTTGCCATTTACCTCGAGCCATGGCACGCCGATATCATGGAGTTTCTGGAGCTTCGCCTGAATCAGGGTGATGAGGAGATGCGTTGTCGCGATCTGTTCACGGCGATGTGGATCCCGGATCTCTTCATGGAAAAGGTGGAGAAGAGTGAGGATTGGCATCTGATGTGCCCTCATGAGTGCCCAGGTCTGCCTGACGTCTACGGCGAGGAGTTCAATGAGTTGTACCGGATGTATGTGGCTCAGGGTCGATTCAAGAAGGTGGTCAAGGCGCGTACAATCTGGGACGCGATACTCAAGTCTCAGATTGAGACGGGAACGCCGTACATGTGCTACAAGGATTCAGTCAACAAGAAGAGCAACCAGAAGAATATCGGTGTTGTCAAGTCCAGTAATCTTTGCACCGAAATCGTGGAGGTTTCCAGTCCTGACGAGACGGCTGTGTGCAACCTGGCGAGCATCTGCCTGCCTTCATTTGTGACGGGTCGTGAATTTGACTGTCAAAAGCTCGCCCAAGTGACTCGGGTCATTACGCGTAACCTGAACCGGGTCATCGATCGGAACTATTACCCGACCGAGGCGGGACGCAAGTCAAACATGCGTCACCGTCCGATTGGTATCGGGGTTCAGGGTCTCGCTGATGTTTTCATGATGCTCGGTCTTTCGTTCGATTCTGTCTCGGCTCGTGAGATTAATAAGGAAATCTTCTCCATCATATATTTTGCGGCTCTCGAGGAGTCGTGTCTGCTCGCCAAAGAGGAGGGTCCATACGAAACGTTCCGTGGTTCTCCGGCACACGACGGCAAGCTTCAGTTTGACTTG